CTCTCAACCGCTAGGGACTCAGACTAATATCCTGGGTCCGAAGCGACGGGGATGTTTTCACATCTCCCACAGGCCCTAAGGCCCCTCTCCGTTCTAAAACGGAGAGCGCTTCCCGAGCTTGATGTTGACGGCTTCGGGACGTCCAGAACGTTCCAAGTGCTCATCATCAACGTTCGCAACGTCGAATTGCGCTGGCAAAGGGTCCTGGCTCGGAAGACCGAGCTGGGGTGCCTTTGAACCCAGACGCAAGAGACACTTGAGCAGGGCACCATCCCCTTCTAGATGATCTAGAGGAGGTTTGGCATGCACATAATAGCCCTTAGTTAGGGGGCTGTGCGTGTATGGATCCAGTCCATCGAATTGGTATCCGAGGACTGACTCCCTGCCCAACAGTGGTGAGGTTGGTGCTACGTTCGGAAACTCCTTTAGGAGATTCCTAAGGTAACCATCCATCCAGTCAGCAGATTTCCAGAGACCAGCCCAATAGAGCTGATTTCTCATAGAAACCGCTGAAATTACACCACTAACATCCTGCCGTCGTGTTGGAAGAACTTGACGGACCTTGACGATTGAAACGTCATGTCCATCATAGTACTCCCTTCCGCAAGACTCCCTGAACCTTCCGGTCCAGTAAGACTTGCTGACATTTACTACATACCCAAAAGTATGTAGTTCGTCAACGACGGACAGCACATAGTCTCTGGGGACGATCAAATCGTCACCAAAGACACGCACCTGCTTCGAAAAGATCTTGATAAGATCTCTTCGACGAAGCGGAGCACTTAGCTCCCTTTCAATCCCCAAGAAGATGAGGGTCAAGAAGACCATCGCCTCAAAGGGAAAGCAGAGAGCTGAGCCCATAGATGCGAACTTGGCAAGGCGAATAACGCCATGGCCAGGCACATCAGCCTTCCTGGAACGTGCTGATTGGACGGCCTCAAGCAAATGAGGATATCCATCAAGCATCGCCAGTACATGCTGATTCGAGACACGATCGGAAGCTTCACTCAGATCGAGTGTAGCTAGATCCCCGCTGAGGGATCCAAGACGAGCAAGGAACCGATTAGGTTCCTGGTCGTCAAATCCGACGACGCGAGAGAGGAAACTATCCTCTGAAATCGCGTCAAGAAGAGCACGCAGAATCGCCTGTTGCGCATATTGCATCGCAGCAGGTTCAACTGCAATGATTCTAGGTGTCTTGAGCGTCTTAGGAACTGTGATTACCCTGACGGGAATCTCAGCACCGGGCTCGAGGAGGTCAAGCTCCTGGTCTAGCTTTGGCCGTTGGCCAAGGCTGGAAACCAGAAACTCCTCAGCGGGTAATACCCGCTGAAGACGAGTGGTCCAGGTTCGCAGATTCCACTTAGCATTACTGCTAAGGCGATCTGCGACAGCGCCTGGACCATGCTTCGGTGTGAGCCTCGCCCAGTAGACATCTCTGTCTGCTTTAGCGAAGACCCCACCAAAAAGCAAATCGGACATTCGTTTAAAGTCCGCAAGAAATTGCGGATCAAGACGATCATCTGATTCCTTGACCTCCTTCTCACACTGGATGTAATCCAACATCGCTCGCCTTTCACGATCAGGTGTTACCACCTGAAGAGCCTTACCCTTGCGGGAAGACTCTGGAAGGGCGATCTTACTAAACATCAACGTTAGTTGACGAATAGAAAAGATTGCTTCGATGTCGGGTTCATCCAGAAGTGCGCCACTACAAGGATCGAACACACGTCCAAGGAAACCTTGCAAAAACGCAGGGAGACCATTACGACGCCCACATCCCGTTTTAAAGGATGGAGCGTCCGAAGGGACGACAAAACCTTGGTCAAGCCATTTTTGGATGGCTTTTCCAAAGTCTGCCAGGGTTATCGCCAAAAACGATAGCCCCTCGTGTTCAGTCCGACTCACGACAGTTTTTATGTCGCGAGTGGCGCTTGTGCAACATCGCACAGCCATTTCATTGGCTGTGCAGGACCAGAGTGACGTCAGGCTTTTCAGAGTCCCCTCCTTTCATAGAGGGTGTACTCATCCATAGCTCTGTCGTCAATGTCACCTACTCATCCAATGGAGGATCACCATTAGCTACCTTCATCAGGTTCTGAAGAGCCCGAAGAAAGTAGGTCATGTAGATCCTCTCCACATCGGTCCTTTCGGGACCAGTGAGGATAGTAACATGGAGGATATCCTGCGGTCTTTCGACCGTTCCGGATGGCCCCCATGTACACATTACACGAGTAGATCTCACTCCTTTATTAACAGCCGGCATGAAGCAGGCCGCTAATAAGGGCTTCTCCTACCAAAGAGAGGCCGTTGATTGCAGCAACTAGAACAACGATCCACTTTTTAGTGAAATCGGCTCTAGGGTTGCAATCACGTTTGCGCCTACCGCCAAAATGGCGGCGGTCGCTGTGCGCACTCCGGGTATCAAACCGGGGTGACGCACCCTCCTGGTGACTCGAAGACACGATTCTTCCAATGCATGGGAGTCTTACGACTCCCCGCCCAGAAGCTTCGTGATCATCAAGTCCGAAGTGGCCGAGAACAGGGTCTTAAACCCCGTATACTCAGCCAACACCTCCGCATTCGAATAGCCGGCGGGCGGAAGGTCGAAAACGATGTAACATGACATCGAGACCTTCACGTTTTCCGCAGGCTTGAACGGATCGGCGGTAACCTTCGAGGAGTCGAGTCGCAGCAGCCTGCGCGTCCGCTTCCCATAGTCATGGGATGCGGACAACTGACGCAAGCCATCGGCGCTCAGGTACTCGCTACCGTTCTCCTCAACCCCGGTACGGGGAAGGGAGGTGGTAACGCCTGAGACGACGAGCGAAAGCGGCTCGGTGAACGACATGAGCATCACTCCTAGGAGCCCGGTTAGACTCCAATTGGCGTTGATAACGCGGCACAACGTCTCTTACTTCCACTTGGAAATTCCAAGGGCAGCAAGGATGGATTTCTGACGAAGCGACAAAGCTTCATAAGAAACTCCGAAGCCGTAAGGCGATGCTTGCCGACGTTGCTTCGTCTCAGTGACGAGAGTAAAGTCGGTCGGACGCGAGGCTGCAGACTTAAAGCCTGTAGGCCCCGTGTAGGTATAGGTATATGAGTGGACACTATGTTCCATCATATAACCATACAGCATCACTTGGTTGTCAATTGCCCAGTCAGACCAGTTCTGTATAACAGAACCGGTATTACTGAACCAATCAACTAGCCAGCTCCAAGGGGCAAGGTTCCAGACAGAATCTGGAGTTAGGTCCAATCCAAGAAGTTTCCTGGATAGGATGACTCCACGTGCTATCTCATTCCTGAGTGAATCAGGAGGTGGGACATAGTACGTGAAGGCACCTGAGAACCACCTCTGGATAGAGGTTTTCTCAGTCCTAATTACCTTGCCAGATACAGACGGAGACAAATACAGAGCACCGGCTCCAGGCCCATAAGGGTTAGCTGGATCCTTAGCTGTAGTAAATGTCTGAGTCTGTATTGGTGGAAACGAATACTTCCTGCGAGTAATGTGTCCACTGCCTCTCTCAAAATCAGAAATGATTTTGTGAGCATGCAGTACTGAGTTCGCGATAGAACGCAGATCGGACACAAATGGCAACCACCCAAATTGGTAGTTCAGATGCTCCTTTGCCAACGCCTTTCGACGTTGACGATGAGTCATCTGACCTAGCCCTTTCAGGCCAGAACTAATGAGCTTGGGAACACCCTCGCCCACTAGTTCGCCAAGAAAAGTGGTTACACTCGCGGTGGGATTGGCAGGACTGCAACGAGCAATCGCCTGAGCCCCCAAAGCATTTAGCTGAGAAGGGCTAGACGAAACTGACGGTGGAAACACCATCGAGCTCGGCTGCATAGGGTAAATAGGTCCAATGTATGTAAATACACTGAACGGCTTTACCGTACCGTTAGCACCAGTCAAAACGGTCTGCACAGGAGAACCTATGCATTCACGCTTTGTGGTAGAGAACGGCCCGCCAATATCACCTTTGAAGGAACCCGATTCACGGGTCCTCCAAGAAGGATGATTCGACGACACAGTAGTCTGTGTCCCGTTGAGCGTCGAAACAGAATGAGCTACTGGAGTAACCGTCCTTTGATAAAAGGGCGTTACATTCAAGTAGGTCTCCTGTATAGACACCCCGCCAGTAGCGCCTTCAAAAGGCAATACTCGGCGACGTGTTACTTCACCCAACGGCACCAGAGCTCCTACGGTCCTGAGAGGTAAATCCTCTCAATCTTAGGTAACAACAATGATGTTTTACCACCATCATAGTTACCTTGACGTTGCACTGCGCCCAGGGCCCCTTGCGG